CTAACCGGGTCGTCGCGCGAGGGTGTCGTGGAGGGCATGGCGGGTGGTGTCGAGGCGGCGTCCGAGGCGCGCGAGGTCCTGGTCGGTGAGGGTGTCGAGCGCGGGGGCGAGGGTGGCGAGCTGGTCGAGCAGGGTGGCGAGCGCGCGCTCGGCCCGGGCGCGACAGCCCGGGCAGCGTGTCCCCTCGCGCTGCCAGGGGAGGTACTCGAAGACCCGGTCGCAGTCGGTGCAGACGGCGGCGAGTACACCCGCGCCGAGGGCGTAGACGCGCAGCGTCGCCTCGTGCGTGTGCTCGACCTCGGTGGCGCGGGGGAAGCGCGCGCGCAGCGCGGCCTCGGTGGTGACGGTCTCGAGCAGGTCGCGGCGGTACTCGGCCTCGAGCGCGACCGGCGGGGCGGTGTGGGTATCGAGCATCGTCGGAGACTCCCTGACGGGCCGCGCGGGGCGGCGGATGGGAGCAAGTAAAGTTCGCTTTACTTTTGCGGTCAACAAGACTTGACGAGCGGCACGCGTCGACGTTGTCCGCGACGCCGCGCGTGCGCCAACCCTAGACCCCGCCGCCGCGCCACACCACCCGACCGATGACATGCACCTGGCCGTTCTGGTGCTCGGGCGGGATGATCTCGTCGGGATAGCGCCCGGCGTTGTCCGAGCGCAGGATCAGCGCCCCGTCGTAGCGTCGGAACAGCCGCTTGACCCGCAGTTCCTGACCGTAGCGGAGGGCGTAGACCCGCCCCTCGCGCACCCGGTCGCACTCGATGTCGGTATCGACCAGCAGCACGTCGCCGTCGCGGATCCCCGGCTCCATGCTGTCGCCCTTGGCGTAGACCACCACGGCGTTGCCGGGGCGCACCCCGGTCTGGCGCGCCCAGTCGGAGGTGAACGCGAGCGGCGGCGCCTCCTCCTCCTCGAACACCAGGTTGCCGTTGCCCGCCGAGAGGGCGACGCGTCGGCGCGGGATCAGCACGTACTGGCCCTCGGGCAGGTCGGCCGGATCGTCCCACACCACGATCGGGTGGACCAGCCCGGCGCAGCCGCCCGCCGTCGCCGGCTCGGCGCCCTCGCCGAGCAGCATCGGCCCCTCGCCGTGGAGCAGCCAGCGCGGGTTGACGCCGCGGCTGGCCTGGAGCGCGAGCAGCGCCTCCCAGTGGGGCTCGGTGAGCGCGCGCTCCCACTGCGAGACGGCCTGTTTCGAGACCCCGGCGAGCTGGCCGAGGGCGTGTTGGGTCAGGTTCAGCCGGTGGCGCAGGGCCTTGACCCGGTCGGCGATGGTCTGGTGCATGGCGTCAAGCTTACTTGACGAAAGGTCAACCTTTGTTGACTTTTTGTGTAAAGCGCTCTTTACTTCGCCCCATGATCACCAAGACAGCCCTCATCGCGGCGCTCGGCTCGCCGGCGGCGGTGGCCGCCGAGGCCGGCTGCAGCAGACAGGCGGTGGCGCAGTGGGGCGAGGTGGTGCCGCTGCGCAGCGCGGTGCGCATCGCCGCGCGCGGGCGCTGGTCGCTGCACCAGCTACGCCCCGACCTGTTCCCCGCCGCCACCCCGCCAGCGATCGCCAGGGAGGCGTCGATGACCCCGCAACCGACCAGACCCCGCCCCCATCACCCGCCGGCGCCCGCCCGGGGGCGGCGATGAGGGACTACGGCCGCATCCACACCCGCTTCTGGGAGCAACCCGAGATCACCGCGCTGAGCGTCGAGGCACGGCTGCTCGCCGTCTACCTGCTCAGCAGCCCGCACTCCAATCTGCTCGGCTGCTACCGCCTGCCCAACGGCTATGTCGCCGACGATCTGCGTCTCGACGACGCAGCGCTCGAGCGCGCCTTTGCCGAACTCGAGGGGCTGGGGTTGGTGCACCGCTGCGCCGTCACCGGCTGGCTGCTGCTGCCGAACTATCTCAAGTACAACCCGATCGACAACGGCAACCAGGCCAAGGCCGCGCTCAAGCTCATCGCCAAGGTGCCGCCGACGGCCACGCTGCTCGCGGCGCTGCGCGCGGCCATCCGCGCCCACGCCGGGCGTTATGCCGACACCCTGCTCGGCGCCGCGCGGCTTGCCACCGAGACGGCCGACGGGACGGGGCTCGACAAGGGTTCGGCAAAGGGTTCGGCAAAGGGTTCGGCAAAGGGTTCGGCAAAGGGTTCGGCAAAGGGTTCGGCAAAGGGTTCGGCAAAGGGTTCGCCCGACCCCCGCGCCAACCAGGAACAGGAGCAGCAACAGGACCAGCAACCGGAGCCGGAGCGGTCGCGCGCGGCGCGCCCGAACGCGCGCGGCGCGCGCCTGACCCTCACCCGGCTGCCGGCGGCGTGGCGCGCCTTCGCCGAGCAGACCCGCCCGGACCTCGACCCCGAGCACACCTGGGCGCAGTTTCGCGACTACTGGGTGGCCAAGCCGGGGCGCGAGGGGGTCAAGGCCGACTGGCTGGCGACCTGGCGCAACTGGGTGCGGCGCGAGGCGCCGCCCGGGAGCGCCAGGCGCGGTGGCAACGGCGGCGCGGCGCTCGCCGCGCGCAACCGCGCGGCGGTGGAGACCTGGCTGGGCGCGGCCGAGCCCGGCGGCGCGGTGATCGATGGGGCCTGTCACCATGAGGGCTGAGGAGCGCGGCGCCTTCGGCGAGCTGCTGATGGGGCTGCTCGAACTCTATGGCCGCTCGCTCACCCCGGCGGCCGCCGCGCTGTGGTGGGCGGCCTTCGAGGATCACCCGCTCGGCGCGGTGCGCGCGGCCTTCTCGCGTTATACCCAGGACCCCGAGCAGGGGCGCTACCCGCCGAGCCCGGCGGCGGTGCTCGGCTGTCTCGCGCGCGCTCCAGAGACGGTGCGCCCCGATGCCGACGAGGCCTGGGCGGTGGCGCTCGAGGCGCTCGACGAGCGGCGCACGGTGTGCACCAACGACGAGATCGAAGAGGCGATGACGGCCGCCCGGGTGGTCGCCGCCGGTGGCGACCGGATCGGCGCGCGGTTGGCCTTCCGGGCCGCCTACGAGCGCGTGGTGCGCTCGCGCCGCCAGGCCGGGCGCGCGCCCTGTTGGCGGCTCTCGCTCGGCTGGGACCGCGACGAGCGCGCCCGCGTCGCCGAGCAGGCGGTGCAGCGCGGCCTGCTCGAGCGCGCGCGCGTCGCTGTCCACCTGCCGCCGCCCGCGCCGCGCGGCGCGGCCGCCGCCGTCGCCGGGCTGCTCAGCGGTCGCGCCGAGGCCGCCACCGCGTGCGCCGACGACGCCGAGACCCGACAACGCCTGGCGACGCTGCGCGCGGCGATCGTCGCGGCCGGGCGCGCACCACCCCAGCCCGCACCGCGCGCCGAGCAGATCGCCGCGCGCCGCCGTGCGGCGCTCGCCGGGCTGGACCGATTGATGACGGGCGCGGGGCGAGGCGAGGGCAACCACGCGCCCCGACCCGCGCCGGAGGAGACACGAGGATGACACGACAGGGGGTACATTGGATGGAACTGGCCGATACCTTGGAAGGGCTGGCGCTACAGACCCTGGCGCCGCTGCTCGAGCGCGAGCAGGCGCTGCTCGCCGCCGAGCAGATCGCCATCGGGTTGCTCGAGCGCTACCGGGGCGCGCAGCTCTACGTCCACTCCGAGGCGGCGATCGCGCGCCGTCGCCGCGACCGCATGATCGTCGAACAACACGACGGCACCGTCGCCAGCGCCCGCGCTCTGGCCGCCTGCTACGACATCCACGAGATGCACGTCTACCGCATCATCGCCCGCGCCCAGGGCCGCGAACGCGCCGATCGGCGGCGGTAGCCGGGGGGCAGCGGCCAGCCGTCAGCCGCCAGTGGGTGTGTGCTGTTGGCGGTGGCGCGGGACCGCTGGGTGGGCGCGGGCGACGATGGGGGTGGGGTCGTGAACCGCAATGGCGCGAAGGGCGCGAAGAACACCGCCAAGCGTAGGCTGGGCAAAGCGCAGCGTGCCCAGCGATCAGCCGCCAGTTGCCAGCGGTCAGCCGCCAGTGGGCGCGATCACCCGACGGCGGTGCGGACCTGCGCCGTCTGTGGCCTCACGCCGACATCGCACATCATGCACTTCGCGTCCTTCGCGGCTTTGCGGTTCAAGCCTGGCGACTGACGGCTGGCGACTGGAAGCTGGACGCCCGCTAACCCGTCTCCACTGACCCCGACGGGGTGGGGCGACGATGCTGGGGGCATGTGAACAGACGCGTGGAGCCCGAGGATGGATCAACCGACCCCCGCCAAGCCGTGGTGGCGCTCGCGCGCCGTGATCGGCGCCCTGGTGGTGGTGCTCGCCCAGGTGGCGAGCGCCGCCGGGATCACGCTCGACAGCGCGGCGCTCACCGACGCCCTGGTCGAACTCATCAGCCTGGTCGGTGCTGGCGTGGCGATCTGGGGGCGGGTGCGCGCACGCGTGCCGCTGCGGCTGCGCTGATGGCCAGCGGATTCCGCTTCTCCAAGCGCTCCGAGCGCGCCCTCGCCGGTGTCCATGACGAACTGGTGCGGGTGGCGCGCCGCGCGCTCGAGCTGACCGAGGTCGACTTCGTCGTCACCGAGGGGCGACGCACCGAGGCGCGGCAGCGCGCGTTGGTCGCCGCCGGGGCCTCGCGCACCCTGCGCTCGCGTCACCTCAGCGGGCACGCGCTCGATGTCGCCGCCTGGGTCGATGGCGGCGTGCGCTGGGACTGGCCGCTCTATCCGCGCATCGCCGCCGCCTTCAAGGCCGCTGCCGTCGAGTTGGGGGTGGCGATCCGCTGGGGCGGCGACTGGCCGCGATTTCGCGACGGCCCGCACTTCGAGCTGGATCGGGCGGTGTATCCGTGACCGCATCGCTGGCGCACCAACTCGGCGAGCTGCGGTTGCGCGTCGAGCGCCTCGAGGCCGAGGCGCGCGAGCTGCGTGACGCGCTGACCGCGCTCGCTCAGGAGCACGCCATCACCCGCGAGTCGGTACGGATCTTCACCGAGCTGGTCGACGACGTGCGCGCCGAGCTCGGCGCCGCACGGGGCGATGTCCATCAGGTCCAGCTCGCGCTGCAACGGCACATGACCGACGAGGCGCGCGACCGCCGTCGCCAGCTCGTCGGCTCGATGACGGCGACCATCAGTACCCTCGGCACCCTCGCCGTGCTGCTGTGGAGCGTGGGCCGTGGCGGCGGCTGAGGGCGGCGCGCCGGGCGGACGGCGCGGGCGCTTCGTGCGCGAGTACCTGCGCGATCTCGACCCCGAGGCCGCCGCGCGGCGCGCCGGATATGCGCCGGCGCGCGCCGCGGCCACCGCCCGGCGACTGTTGCGCGACCCCGCGCTCGGCGCGGCGCTCCGCGCCGCCTGGGGCGCGCGCGCCGGGGTGAGCGCCGAGGCGGTGGTGCGCGAGCTGGCGCTGATCGCCTTCGCCGATCTCGTCGAGTTCGTCGACTGGGACGCCGATGGGGTGCGGGTGCGCGACAGCCGCGCGCTCGACGCCGCGCGCCGGCGCGCCATCGTCGAGGTGCGCCAGGGGCCGCAGGGGGTGCAGCTCAAGCTCGCCTCCAAGCAGGCCGCGCTCGACGCCCTCGGGCGCCATCTCGGGCTCCACGACACCCCGCCGCCCGAGACCACCCTGGTGATCGCCAACCCCCGCGCCGAGCCCGACGCATGACCCGCCTCGTCCTCCCGCCCTTCACCCCGCACCCTCGACAGCGCGAGATCCTCGCCGCCCACCGGGGGCGTACCGTCGCCTGCATGGGGCGGCGCTTCGGCAAGACGCACCTGATGCAGGATGTCATCCTCAACCAACCCGGCGGCGCCCTGGCCGGGGCGCGCGGCGACGGGCGGCGCGGCCTGCCGACCGCCTGGTATGCGCCCAACGATGCCTATTTCAGCGAGGTCTTCCAGTCGATCGCCCGCACCTATGCGCCGGTCGTGCGCAAGGCGACCTCGCAGCCGCGCCCGGTGATCGAGTTCGTCAACGGTGGCCGGGTCGACTTCTGGACCCTGGAGACGCCGATGAAGTGCGGCCGGGGGCGTCACTATGCGCGGGTGGTGATCGACGAGGCGGCCCACGCCCGTCATCTCCAGGAGGCCTGGGAGAAGACCATCGAGTTCACCCTTGCCGATCTCGACGGTGACGCCTGGTTCATCTCCACACCGAACGGGCTGAACTACTTCCACACCCTGCATCAGCGCGGCGCCGACCCCGGCGATCCGGCCTGGGTCAGCCACAACGCGCCGAGCTTCGACAACCCCCACTTGCCGCCCGGTTGGATGGAGGCCAAGCGCGAGGAGATGCCCGCGCTGGTCTACGCCCAGGAGGTGCTCGCCGAGTTCGTCACCTTCGGCGCCGGGCTGGTCCGGCCCGAGCACCTGCGCGAGGGCGCGGCCCCAGTGGGCCTGCCGGTGGTGCTCGGGGTGGATCTCGCGATCAGCGAGCGCGAGGGCGCCGACTACACGGTGATCGTCGCGATGAGCCGCGACCCCGAGACCGGGCTGATCCATCTGCGCGAGGCCGAGCGCTTCCGCGCCGGATTCCATGCCGTGGTCGAGCGCATCCGCACCGCCGCGGCGCGTTGGCGGCCGGTGCTGATCGCCGTCGAGCAGGTGCAGTATCAGGCGGCGGTGGTACAGGAGCTGGCCCGCCACAGCGCGCTGCCGGTGCGCGGCGTGCGCCCGGATCGCGACAAGGTGACCCGCTTCCTGCCGCTGCTCAGCCGCTACGAGCAAGGGCTGGTGCGCCACGACCCGAGCGGCGTGCCGGCGTGGCTGCGCGAGGAGCTGCTCGCCTTCCCCGAGAGCGCGCACGACGACGGCGTCGATGCCGCCGCGCTGGCCTATCAGGCGCTGGCCGAGGGCATCACCGAATATCGCTATCTGCCGGTGCGCCCCGAGGCGCCGGGGGCTGGCGATCATCTGCGTTCGCGCCGAGAGGGCGACACCCTTGAGCGACGCGTCAACACCGGACGGCTCGGCCTCGGCGGCCGCCGTGGAGGGATCATCTGATGGCCGAACCGACCATCCTCGGCGCCGACGGCGCGCCGCTGCGCCGCACCCCGGCGCGCCGGGCGCTGTCGCGACCGCACGCCACCCCGACCACCACCGGCGTGCGCCGCCTGTGGGACGCCGCGAGCATCGCCTCCGGCCTCACCCCGGAGCGCCTCGCGCGGGTGCTGCGCCAGGTCGATGAGGGCGAGGCCGACGCCTACCTGCGTCTGGCGCTGGAGATGGAGCAGCGCGATGCCCACTACCGCTCGGTGCTCGGCACCCGTAAGCGCGCTGTCACCCGGTTGCCGGTCACCGTCGAGGCGGCCAGCGATGCCGCGACCGACGTCGCGCTCGCCGACGAGATCCGCGCCCTGGTGCGCGTCCCGGGCTTTCGCGCCATGCTCGCCCATCTGCTCGACGGGCTCGGCAAGGGCTTTGCCGCGGTCGAGCTGCGCTGGGACACCAGCCGCACCCCCTGGGTGCCGCGCGATCACCGCGATCCGGCCAGCGGCGATCTGGTGCGCGGGTATGAGTGGATCGACCCGCGCTGGTTTCGCTACGACCGCCACGACGGGCGCACCCTGCGGCTGCGCGACGACACCGCGCCGCTCGACGGTCTGCCGCTGCCGCCCTATCGCTATCTCATCCACGAGCCCGAGCTGATGAGCGGCCCGGCGCTCGGGCGCGGTCTGGCGCGGGTGGCGGCGGTGGCCTACATGGCGAAGGCCTACACCCTCAAGGACTGGCTGGCCTTCGCCGAGGTCTACGGCATGCCGATCCGGATCGGCAAGTGGGGGCCCTCGGCCACCGAGGAGGACATCGCCACCCTGGTCGGCGCGGTGGCCAACCTCGGCAGCGATGCCGCCGCGGCAATCCCCGACAGCATGCAGATCGAGCTGATCGGCGCTACGGCTGGCCTGTCTGGCGGCAACATCGTATTCGAGCGCCTCGCTGAGTGGGCGGACAAGCAGATCAGCAAGGCCGTGCTCGGCCAGACCGCGAGCGCCGACGGCACCCCCGGCGCGCTCGGCGGCCAGCAGGCACAGGACGAGGTCCGCGACGACATCCGCGACGCCGACGCCGAGGAGCTGGCCGACACCCTCAACCGCGATCTGGTCGGCGCCTATCTCGCGCTCAACCACGGCCCGATCGACCCCGAGGCCGCGCCCGCGATCGTCATCCGCGCCAAGGAGCCGGAGGACATCCGCGCCCTCTCCGAGGCCCTCGCCGCACTGGTCCCGCTCGGGCTGCGTGTCGAGGCGAGCGTGGTGCGCGATCGCCTGGGGCTGCCGGAGCCGGCGACGGGCGAGGGCGTCGAGCTGCTCGGGCGGGGTGGGGCGGCGACGCGAGACTGAACTGAGCCGCCAGCGATCACACCAGCCGCCAGCTACCAGCCGCCAGTGGGTGCGGGACCGTCAGGGTTGCGTGGGCGGCGGGCGGTGGCTGGTGGTGAACCGCAAAGCCGCGAAGCACGCGAACTGAATGATGCGTGATGTCGGCGTGAGACCACGGACGGCGCGGGTTCGCACCGCCGTCGGGTGATCGCGCCCACTGGCGACTGGAAGCTGACGTCTGGCGGCTTATCCCCCTTCGCGTCCTTCGCGCCTTCGTGGTTCAACCCCGTCCCCCGTCCCCCGTCCCCCGTCACCGCCCACGCCCTCCGATCGGTCCCGCGCACCCGCGCCCACTGGCGACTGGCGACTGGCGACTGGAAGCTGGCGCCTGGCCGACTCACCCGTCTCAACTGACCGCGGCCGCCGTCGCGGCGATCCTGACGGCATGGAATCGCACCCTTTCACGTCGTCCCCCGCATGCGCCCAGGCGCTGGCGCCGAGCGCCGGCGGCGCGCCGCCCGAGTGGCTGCTGCTGGTACCCGCCGGAGAGATCGCGGGGCGCGACGGGCGCGCCTATCGCAACGATCGCCCGGAGGCGGTGGTTGCCGCCTTCGAGCCCGAAGCTGAGATTCCGCTCGACTGGGAGCACGCCACCCATCTGCGCGCGCCGCGCGGCGAGCAGGCCCCGGCGGCGGGCTGGATCAGCGCGCTGGCGCTGTGCGACGGCGCGGTGTGGGGGCGTGTCGCCTGGACCGCCGCCGGCGCCGAGGCGGTGCGCGCGCGCGCCTACCGCTACTACAGCCCGGCCTATCGGCTCGACGCCGAGGGGCGCGTCACCCGGCTGCTCTCCGTCGGCCTGACCAACCAACCCAACCTCCGCCTACCCGCGCTCAACCAGCGCACCCGACCCGAGGACCCCGCCATGGATGAGACCATCCGTCAGGCCCTCGACCTGCCCGAGGGCGCCACGCCCGCGCAGGCCGTAACGGCCATCGAGGCACTCCGCACCCGCCTCGACCACGCCCGGACCGAGGCGGCGACGCCCGATCTGGCGCGCTTCGCCCCGCGCGCCGATCTCGACGCCGCGCTCAATCGCGCCCAGGCCGCCGAGCAGGCGCTGGCCGAGGGCCGTCGCGCCGAGCTGGCGCGCGAGATCGATGCGCTGATCGCCGAGGGGCTCAACCGCGCCCGCATCACCCCGGCCACCGTCGACTATCACCGCGCCCAGGCGGCCACCGCCGGGGGCCTCGAACGGCTGCGCGCCTATCTCGACACCGCTCCCGCGCTGGTCGGCACCGCTCCCGGCGCGGGCGGCGCGCCGCCCGCGACACCGCCTGGCCTGGACGCCGCGCAGCGGCGCATCGCCGCCGCCTTCGGGCTCGGCGCCGAGGACCTCGAGCGCTGGGGAGGTGCGGCATGAGCGCGCTGACCGCCGATCGCGACACCCCGCGCCGCGACGGCCGTGACTACGGCTTCCCGGTGGCCGCTGGGGTCGTCTGTCACGCCGGGGCCATCGCTTGTCTCGACGCCAGCGGTCACGCCACGCCGGGGGCGAGCGCCACCGGGCTGACCGCCGTCGGGCGCTTCGTCGAGCACGTCGCCGGCGGCGCCGAGCCCGGCGCGGTGAGCGTGCTGGTCGAGACCGGCGTCTTCCGCTACGTCGCCGCCGAGGCGATCGACCGCACCGCCATCGGCGCCGATGGCTACATCGTCGACGATCAGACGGTGGCGCTGAGCGATGGCGGCGGCACGCGCAGTCGCGCCGGGCGCATCGTCGACGTCGAGCCGCTCGGCGTCTGGATCAGGATCGGAGTCTGACCACCATGCTCATCAACCAGACCAATGTCGAGGAGGTCTTCCGCAACGTGCGGGCGACCTTCAACCGCGCGCTCGCCGCCGCCGAGACCCGTCACCAGCACTTCGCCACCGTGCTCGACACCGATCAGATCGTCGAGAAGATGGACTGGGTCGGGTCGCTGCCGAACTGGCGCAAGTGGGTCGGCGACAAGGTGCTCAACGCCATGGCCGCGCACACCTACAGCCTGACCTGCGAGGAGTACGAGTCGAGCATCGCGGTGAAGCGTCGCGACCTGGAGGCCGACCGGCTCGGCATCTATCGCATCCAGGCCACCAGCCAGGGGGAGCTTGCGGCCTACTTCCCCGACGAGCGCGTCGCCGACGCGATCAATGACGCGTTCACCGCGACCTGCTGGGACGGCAAGCCCTTCTTCGCCACCGACCACCCCACCGAGCACAAGGACGGCACCCCGGCGACTTACTCGAACATGGGCGCCACGCCGCTCAGCGCCGCCACCCAGGCCGCCGCCATCGCCTCGCTCGGCGCCGGGCTGCAGGCGCTGCGCGGGATGAAGAACGACCGCGGCCGCCCGGTGCGTATCCGCGACATTCGCCTGCTGGTGCCGACGGCGCTGGCCGATGTCGCCAACGTGCTCGCCACCAACGACCGCCTCGAGGACGGCAAGCCCAACCCCTACAAGGGCGTGGTGCAGGTCGAGGTGTGGGAGGAGCTGACGAGCGACACCGCCTGGTTCCTGATGGGCGAGGCCGGCGGGCTGCGCCCGATCGTGCTGGTGCAGCGCAAGCGCCCGACCACCGCCGAGGTCACCGACCCGAACGACTCGCACGTGGTGCGCAGCGGTGAGTTCATCTTCTCGATCGAGGCTGATGCGGTTGCCGGCTACACCCTGCCGCAGCTCGCCTGGGGCTCGACCGGGGAGGGCTGATCGGCATGACGACCGCCGCGACACCACGCCGCCGCGCCGCCGCGCCCGCCGCCTCGGGGACCGCCTGCCGCATCGAGTCGGCGCGCCCCGGGCTCTACTGCTGCGGGGTCAGTCACCCGGCGCGGGTCATGCGCTACCCGGACGGCTTCTTCAGCGCCGCGCAGTTGGCCACGCTCGCCGCTCACCCCGAACTGCGGGTCGAGCGGCTGGGCGGGGAGGGGCGCTGATGTACGCCGACCTCGACGCCCTGCGCGCGCGCCACGACCGCCCCGCGCACCCGGAGCTGACCGAGCTGACCGCCGGGGCGGGGGCCGACGCGCCGGACCTCGATCGACTGCGCCAAGCGCTCGCCGCCGCCAGTGGGCAAATGGATCTCTATCTCGGGGTGCGCCATCGCCTGCCGCTCGCCGGGCTGAGCGACACCGAGCGCGAGGAGCTGGCGCGCATCGCCTGCGACATCGCCCGTTATCGCCTGTGGTCGGACGACGCCCCGGAGACGGTGTGCGTGCGTTACGCCGAGGCGATCGGGGTGCTCGAACAGGCCGCCGCCGGGCGGCTGCGGCTCGGCCGGGGGGCACCCGTGCCGCGCCTCGGCGCGCGGCTCGACAGCGCCCCCCGGCGGCTGACCCGGCGCGCCCTCGACGGGCTGTGCTGATGGGCTTTCTCGCCGTCGGCCCGGAGATCCTCGACCGCCTGGAGCAGGTGCTCGGCGATACCGCGCGGGTGCGTGATCGCGCCTCGCCGCAAGACGTGCGCGACCTGCCGGGGGGCGGGGCCGGCGTGGTGGTCGTCTACGACGGCGGCCGGGTGTGCGAGTCACGCCCCGATGGTCGGGCGGTGCGACTGGAGCAGCGTTGGCGCGTCGTGGTCGGCGCGCGCAACGTCGCCCGCCCGCGCTCCGGCGCACCGGCACGGGCCGAGGCCGGGGCGCTGGTCGATCGCGTGCTCGCCGCCCTGCTCGGCTGGCGTCCGCCCTCGGCCGCCCGGCCACTCACCCTGGTCGAGTTGCCCGAACCCGCGCACCAGGCCGGGTTGCAGCGCATCCCCCTGACCTTCACCACCGACATCCTACGGAGTGCCCCATGAGCACCACCACCCAGAGCTATCGACCCACCCTCAACGCCGGCCAGGTCTATCTGCGCCCGGCCGGCAGCGACGCCCCGCTCAAGGCTATCGGCAACGTCTCGGCGCTCGATCTGGAGATCAGCGAGGAGGAGAAGACCCTCACCGACTACACCCAGCCCGGCGGCGGGCAGTGGGCCTCGGTCTCGCGCATCACCGCCGTCAGCGCCAAGATGACCCTCCACGACCTCGACCCCGACAACCTCGCCCGCGCCGTCTACGGCACCACCAACGCCGTCACCGGAGCGAGCGTCAGCGGCGAGGCCCACCGCGCCCACCCCGGCGGGCTGATCCGGCTCGCCCACCCGGGGCCGAGCGCGGTGGTGCTGCGCAGCGCCGCAGCGCCCTGGAGCGGCGAGACCGCGATCGCCCTCGGCGCCTACGTCGAGGCCGGCGGCGCGCTCTTCGCGGCCACCACCGCGGGCACCACCGGGGTCGGCGAGCCGAGCTGGCCGGGCGGGGAGGGCGAGACGGTGAGCGATGGCAGCGTCACCTGGACCCATCGCGGCGCCTTCGCCGCGGTGGCGGGCACCGACTACGAGGTCCGCCCCGAGGGGGTGCTGATCCTCGACGGTGCGATCCCCGCCGGTTGTCCGCTGCTGATCGACTACAGCCACGACGGCTACGACGCCGTCGAGGCGCTGACCGGCGGCGGCGCGGTCTACGAGCTGTCCTTCGGCGGTCTCAACGAGGCCAACTCCAACAGCCCGGTGGTGCTCGACATCTTCCGTCTCAAGATCGGCGCGGCGACCAACCTCTCGATGCTCGGTGCCGAGTTCGCCGCGCTCGAGGTCATCGGCAAGGTGCTGCTCGACCCGACCAAGACCGGCGCGGGCCGCTCCAGGTACTTCCGCGTGCAGATGGTCTGATGCGCCTCACCCGGCTCGACAGCGGTGCCTGGGTCGACCTCCCGGACGATCTCTACTGGGAGGACGAGCACGCCCGCACCGGCGTGCGCCAGAGCATCACCCCCAGCCTCGGCGGCGCGGCCCTGGTGCAGGTCGCCACCCTGCAGTATCGCGCCCTCACCCTCCGCCCCTGGGCCGAGGACGCCGCCTGGATCGACCGCGACCGGCTCGACACCCTCAGCGCCTGGGCCGCGCTCCCCGAGCTGGCGATGACCCTCGAACGCCACGGCCACAGCCACCAGGTCGGCTGGCGCTACGATAGTGACGGACGCGCCATCCTTGCCGAGCCTGTGCTCTATGCCGCGGATCAGACGCCCTATTGGCGGATGACCTTGATGCTGCTGGTGGTGTAGATCCACACGCCTCTCAGGTCAATCGCAAGGGAGGTGAATCATGCACGGGACAGCAATGACCTTGACCGTCGTCGCCACGCTCTGGTGAGCGGCGGTGTGGGCGGGCGTCTACACGTGCACGGACCCCGACACCGGGGCGGTGACGTTTTCGCAGGTGCCATGTGCTGGCGAGTCCGAGCGCGTCAAGGTCTGGGCCGCTTCGGCCCGCGACACGTCTCGCCCGAGCATGGAGGCGCTTGCCGAGCACTGCGTCAAAGAGGCCCGTTTCAAGGATCCTGCGAGCGCCGAAATCGTCGAGATCGGTGATATGGGCTCAAAGATCATCACCTATGCCAATCGCGAGATCGTTGCGCAACGGCTGCCGATCAAGGTGAACGCGCGCAACGGCTACGGTGGATACGGCGGTGCGACCTGGTACGACTGCTACCTCAGTCGCGCAAGCAATCAGGTGTTCATGGTCGTCGCGCGGTAGCGGCCGCTGCGGCACGATCGTCTGATCGTGCCGCGCAACGGCCTTGCCGTTTGTACGAAAGGCCAGTGTCTGCAGGGTTTGCCGCTGCAAGGCGCGCAACGACCGGGAACACCGCTCGGCGATCCACTACCAGGCGTCTGCTGGACACCCAATGCCGTCTCGGCATCCACCCTCTTTGCTGCTCGGCGCGGGCGTGCCGCGACACGCTCGGGCGTCGATCCGGCGGCGCTGCGGCGACGGACGCGCCCGCCCCGCATGGAACCGTGCGCTATATATTGCCGAGTGGAGGCCTGGCCTGGCCGATGACCGTGCTGTGCGCGTGGCCGGGCGGGTCTCTCGGGTGGCACAACCGATGATTTGCAAAGGAGCGCGGGCATGGGCGATACACTCGACGATAGCGAATGGCGGCGTTGCCGCGCGTGCCAGTGTCAGACGATGGTCGCGAGAGACGCGTCGACCTGGGTCTGTCGCAACTGTGGGGCGGAGAACGGCGGGCATCCGGGCCACCGCCCCCAGACGGCCCGTTCCGGGCAGAGCCCTCGTCGCGTGCGGCACAGCGCGGCACGCGTGCGGACGAGGCGCGACGGGGGGCGTCGCGCCAGGGGCGGCGGGGGCGGTACGCTGTCCGTCGGCAAGGTCTTTGGCATGGCCGTCCGAGGGGTGCTGATCCTCCTGGTCGGTCTGCTCGTCGTCACGCTGATCGGGCTGACGGCCGTGGAATCCGTCTCCTGGGCCGCGCTGCTCAACCTGGGCGTCATGGTGTTCGCGCTCGTCCTGTACTTCCTCCCCGCTCTGGTCGCGCAAGAGCGACGTCACACCAAGGCCGTGGCCATCTTCGTGCTCGATCTGTTCCTCGGCTGGACCTTCCTCGGTTGGGTCGGGGCGCTGGTCTGGGCCTTCACCGAGGACAATCGCGATCGGGCGACCGAAGCCGGGGTGAGCGATCCGGCCTCGACGGCGAGGGGCTGAACAATGGCACTGCTGATGCTGTGGGTCCTGTTCCCGGTCTTCAGCGGCGTGATCGCGAGTGCCCGCGGGCGGGACGTGTTGGGCTGGGGGTTGGTCGGGCTGCTGTTCGGGCCCTTCGGTCTGGTCGTCGGGTTGTTGCCGTCGCTCGCGCCCCGGCCCGGGCGGGGCGCGCTCGCGCCAAGGTCGATCGCCTGCAGCCAGTGCCGTGAGCCGATCGCCTTCGACGCCAGGCGCTGCAAGCACTGCGGCACGCGCTATCCCTACCTCCAGGAACCGGCCCGCTCACAGGTCGCGCTGATCGCCGATCGCTATGCGGCGTCGCGCGCGCCGGCGGCGATCGCCGAGGAGATGAACCGAAAGGGCATGCACCCCGCCGATCGGCGCGCGCGCTGGGCGCCGGCGGACATCGAGGCCATCATCGAGCATCACGTGCGCTGAGCCGCGACCCGGTGCGGCGTCAGCCGGCGGCCTGACTTCGGTCCGCGCGAGAGACCTACCCGGCGGTCGCCTGCAGCGCCTCGAGCAGCACCCGTCGCTCGGCGGCGTCGAGCAGCTGTTCGAGTGCGCCCAGGTCCTCGCGCGCACGCGCCTGCAGCCCGCTCGGGCTGCCCAACTCCGCAGTCAGCGCCTGCGCCAGCGCCGAGCCGCGCGCCGCCGCGCGCCCCAGCCAGGCGCTGCCCGCCGCCTCGTCGCGCGTGCCGCCCTCGCCGAGCACCAGATCGCGCCCCAGCCAACACATCGCATCGGCGTGTCCGGCGCGCGCGGCCTGCTGGAACCAGTCGCGCGCCTGGGGCGGGCGCGCGCGTTCGAGCAGCCACACGCCGAACTCGTACTGCGCGCCGGGGTCGCCCTGGTCGGCGGCGAGCGCCAGCGTCCGCTCCGGCTCGGTGAGCCTGGTGCCGGTCAGCGTCAGCAGCGCGCTCAACTCCACCCGGGTCTTGCCATCGTCACCGTCACGGATCGCCGTCAGCCGTCTCTCCTGGATGTAGCGCTGCAGCGTGCGTCGGCTCAGTCCGGTGACGGCGCTCGCGGTGTTCAGACAGATCGATGGCATCTCCAGTGTTCTCCCGGTTGCTCGACGCTGGCCCGTCCGTGGTCGTGGTCCTAAAGGTTGGGGTTGGCGCGACACCGCCCAACGCGTCGCCGACCATCGCGCCGGCGAGTGGTCACTGTTTGATTGGCAAGGTTGGGTTGTTTGCGTGTGGTGGTCGGCACTCCCTGCCCGAGCCATCGCTCGCTGCGACGCCTCCTCGTCCCCCCGACCGGATTGAACCGCAAAGCGTCAAGGCGCGCAAAGGCGCGAGGGCGAGGATGAGACCCCTTCGGCGATCAGTTGCCAGGGGGGAGAACCGCAACGCCGCGAAGGACGCGAAGAGACAAGGCGGAAAAGCCGCCCGTCGCCAGCTGTCAGCTGCCGGTCGCCGGTCGCCGGTCGCCGGTCGCCGGTCGCCGGTCGCCGGTCGCCGGTCGCCGGTCGCCGGTCGCCGGTCGCCAGGGGATTGGACCGCAAGGTCGCGCAGCATGCCAAGAGGCGAGGAGAGCAGCCGTCAGCGGTCAGCCTCCCCGCAGCGGACGGTTGCGACCAGCTGTGGCGCGGGAGCCAGTCAACCGGTCTCCTCACGGGTGGCTGGCGACTGATCGCCGGGCACGCCGCGCTTTGCCCGGCCGACGCTTGGCGGTGTGCTTCGCGTCCTTCGTGCCTTCGTGGTTCGACCCTGTCCCCCGTCACCGCCCACGCCCTCCGATCGGTCCCGCGCCACCGCCCCCGACCCGCGCCCACTGGCGGCTGATGGCTGGCGACTGGCGACTGGCGACTGGTGGCTGGTGACGCGACTGTCACCCCCTTGGCATGTCAGTCTGTGGACTGTCACCCCTGCTGGCCGGACGCGGGCCTGTGGATTGTCGCGGGTGTTCGGGTGACAGCCACTGCCGCGCTCATCCCCTGATCGCAAAAACAAAGGCTTGCACAGACCTCGCATGGTTGGCCCGAAACTTGATAACAGGGGCACCAGGACCGGCACCGCCATGTCGGCCCCGTCTCCCGACGAGACAGGCTCAGTTCATCCCAAAACCGGAGAACCACTCCATGAAGAAGCAACTACAGGCCGGCTTCACCCTGATCGAACTCATGATCGTGGTGGCCATCATCGGCATCCTGGCAGCGATCGCGCTGCCGGCGTATCAGGACTATATGGCCAAGGCCAAGATGTCCGAGGTCATTCTGGCGGCGAGTCAGTGTCGAACCACGGTTGCTGAAGTCTATCAATCAGGAACGGCAGCAACAGCACCTGCGGCAAATGCGTGGGGTTGTGAGTCATCTTCTGGCACCCAGTATGTCGCTTCAGTCGCGACAGATGCGAATGGTGTCATCACTGTAACAGTCGCCGATAACAGTATTGATGCGGCGTTGAATGGCACTACAATCGTCCTCACTCCAACTACTGCTGCCGGTGTTCCTGCGACAACCGCTGATATGCCGACGCAGCTTTATGGATTTGAGTGTGCTGGCGCTACCGGTAGTGGTACTGTTCCAGCGAAATACTTGCCTGGCTCTTGCCGTTCGACGATTGGCGCTGGTGGCGGTTGATGTCTGGTTTTTTGCGGGTAATTGGCTCAGATTAGCCCCTTTGTCCGCTGTTGTTTAAACCGCCCTGATGGGCGGTTTTTTCTTTCCGACGTCAGCGCTCATCAAGGGTAAAGCTCGCATTCTTGGAATGCTTCAAAATAAACTGCGTTCGGTGAAGATTGGATGAATGAGCCTGCTCGATGTAGACGCTACAGCCAGATAGCCTCACCGCTTGACATCACGTCCACGACCACTAACCCGTCTCGACTGACCCCCACCTCACCACCAGCCATCCTACCGGCATGGCTGATCTCTCCGATCTCGAACTGAAGGTCCGCATCGCTGTCGACGCCAGTGCCGTCGAGTCGGTGTTCGGTCAGCTCGGTGCGTCGCTCGATGGTTGGGCCATCAGCGCCCAGCAGGCCGGGCGGCGCGCGGGCGCGGGGTTCGGGGTCTATACCGATGCCATCGAGCGTGCCCGCGCGGCCTCCGCCCAGCTGGTCGAGGAGGGCGCCGACGCTGCCGGGGCGCTCGGCGCGACCGACAAGGGGGCCGGGGGCGCCTCGCTCGCGCTCGGCAAGCTGGGCACTGTGATGAAGGCGCTGCAGGTCGTCGAGCTGGCGCAGCAGTTCGTCGCCCTCAATGCCGAGTTCGAGACCACCCAGCGGGCCCTGGCCCAGGTGCTCGGCGGTCAACAGGCCGCCGCCGAGGCGATGGCCGCTACCGCGGTGTTGGCCGATCGACTCGGCCAATCGAGTGCGACCCTCTCCCAGCAATACGCGCGCTTCGCCTCGGCGACCCAGGACACCGCGCTCGCCGGTCAGGCCAGTGCTGATGTGTTCACCGCCGTGGTCAGTGCCATGGGGACGCTCGGCAAGTCCAGCGCCGAGACCGAGCAGGCCCTGACGGCGGTTGCGCGGATCGCCGACGCCGGTACGGTCAGCGCGGCGCAGATGCGTGATCAGCTCGGTGGCGCGCTGCCCGGTGCGATGCGCGCGCTGAGCGAGGCCAGCGGCCTCACCACCGATGAGCTGGAGGCCCTGCTGGAGAGCGGCGAGCTGCTCGCTGCCGACGTGTTGCCACTGCTCGCCAAGGGCCTCAACGAGACCTTCGACCTCGATCAGGCCGAGCAGGTCGACACCCTTGGTGCGAGCGTGGCGCGCCTGCAGAACGCGCTCTCTCGAACCTTCACCGAGGTCGGGCAGAACGGTCTGTCCGATGTGTTCACCGCCGTCATCGATCGTGCGGCCGATGGGGTCGAGGGGTTGACGGCGGGCACCGTCACGTTGGGGAAGAACATCGGTGCCACGGCGGCATGGATCACCGGCGTGCTGCCCTCGTGGGAGGAATACACCGCCGCCATCGCGGAGAACAACGCCGAGGGGCAGGCGTATCTCGATCGACAGGTCGCGCTCGAAGCCGCCAGTGCGGCCTCGACGACGACACTTCAGCAGCTCGCCACCGCTGCGCTCGAAGGCGCGTCCGCACACGCCGAGGCGGCGAAGCGTGCGGCAGAGAACAGCACAGTCGTCGCGTCCCAGGGCGAGGCCGCGCTGAATGCCGCCGCGGCCAACCTCCAGCTCGCGCGCTTGAGCGGCGATGCCGAGCAGGCGATGCGGGCGCAGGCCGAGGTCGCGCGCGTCAGCGCCGAGACGAGCGAGCGGCTCGCCGAGGCGCGCGCCGCAGAGACCGCGGTGACGACCGGTCACATCGCCAAGATCCGCTCGGCGATCGCCGAGCTCGAACGCCTCAAGACCGTCGAGGGTGCCGAGACCGAACAGATCGAGCAGCAGATCGCGGTACGACAGGGCCAGATCGCCGCGCTGCAGGAGACGGCGAAGAACCAGCAGGCAACAGCGCAAGAGGCGCAGCTGCTCGCCGTGCAGGAACGTGCCACGGCGGACGCCGCACGCCTTGCCGCCGACACCTATGGCGACCAGTCCGCGAAGCTCGCCGAGCTTGCCGCCGAGCATGAACGCCTGCGCGCCGCGCTCGAGGCCAGTGCCGAGGCGCAGCGGGCCGGGGCCGAGGCGCAGGCGCAACTTGCCGACGCCGAGGCGCGCGCCCGGGTCGCGGCCGAGGCCTACGCCCAGGCGCAGGCGCAAAGCGCGGACAACACCGGCGAGCTGTCGGCCGCAGCCAAGGCCGCTCAGGGCGATGTCCTCGATCTCAAGGACAAGATCGAGGCCGGCAATGTCGCCGCCGAGCAAGATGCCGAACTCAAGCAAGCGATCGCCGAGAATACCGCGCGGCTGGCCGACGCCACCTCGGATCTGGTCGCGGCCAAGGCGCGCGAACTCGAAGCCGCCGAGCGTGCGACCGAGGCGGCACGGGCCGAATCGGATGCGCGCGTCACCCACCTGAAGAATCTCGCCAAGGAGGCCGAGGCGCGCGGCGACACCGCCGAGGCTGCGCGCCTGAACGAAGAAGCGGCGCGTGCCGAGATCGACGGGATTCGGGCGCTCATCGCCGCGCGCGAGGCCGAGCTTGGCGCCCAGCAGGCGCTCCTTGCCGCCAAGCAGCAAGAGATCGCGGTGGACGGTGAAGTCACCGAGGAAGAGCAGCAACAGCTCGATGCCCAACGCGCGGCCATCGAGGCCACCGAGTCCGAGATCCAGACGCTGCAAGAAGCCGTGCGCCACAAGCGAGCACTGGCCGAGGCAAATCGCGCCGCCGCAAGCTCCGCCGAAGCGGCCGCCGAGGAGACCACCGATGCCGCCGAGGCGACGGAGGCGTTGGACGCATCAGCGCAGCAATCGGGCGCGAGCGTGCGCGATCTCGAACAGATTCTGCGCGCCGCCGGGGTCTCGGCCGAGGCGCTGGCAGACCATGCCAGTGGCGCCGCCGAGGCCTTCCAGGAGGCATGGAACGCCTTCGATATCACTGATGCGATCGGCACGAACCGCTATGTCGATCTGCTCAGTGCCCGCGAAGAGGCGGCCGTCCGCGCCGCCAAGGCCCAGATCGGCTACAACAAGGCGCTTGCCGAGCAGGGCGCCACCTTCGCCGCGCTCAATGACCAGCTCGATGCCGGTGAGATCGGCCTCGATGCGTTCGCCGATGGCCTCGAGCGCCTGATCAACACCAACCAGCGCCTCGGCGAGGAGGAGCTGGAGCCGTTGCGCGCGGCGCTCGACGATGCGCGGCGCAAGATGGCCGACTTCACCGAGTCAGCCCAAGCCGGGCTGCGCGACCTGCAGGCCGAGTGGGCCGAGCTCAACGGCCAGCAACTCCAGGCGCTGCTCCTCGAGCAGGAGGCGCAACGCCTGGAGATCGAGATGGCGCTCGCCGAGGCCAAGCGCGACGGCAACACCGAGGCGATCCGCGCGCTCGAGGACCAGCTCGAGGTGCTCGAGCAGATCCAGGCCGTCGAGCGCGAGCGCGCCGCCGAGGCCGAGGCCCAGGCCGCGATCGAGGCGGCGGAGGCCGAGGCCGAGGAGGCCGCGCGCCGCGCCGCGCTGAGCGATGCCGATCGCGCCTATGAGGACAGCATCGCCACGCTCGAGGCGCGGCTGCTCGAGGCGGTGCGCGCCCAGGACCAGGCGCTCGAGGACGCCCTGGCCGCGCAGATCGCCGCCGAGCGACAGCGCCACGAGGAGACCCTGGCCAACCTCGAGGCCGAGTCCGCGGCACGCACCAGCACCGATGCGGCGAGCACCGCTGGCACGACCTCGGGCGCCACGGGGAGCACGGGCACGGCGAGCGCGAGCCGCGCGATCGACGTGCGTCTGAGCGTCAACGGCGCATCCGGCGGCACCGTCAGCGTCGCCGACACGGCCAGCGCCGACACCCTCGAGTCCTTCCTCGCGTCACTCGAAACCGCCGCCGCCGTGGCGGCCTGAGACCCTACCGATGCCCATCCAAGAAGAGAACATCGTCTTCGTCGAGAGTCAGGTGATGGACGACGTCCCCGAGGGCGGCGGCGCCGCCACCGGGCGCGCCGTCGACGGCGTGCTCAACAACGTCTTCGAGGACATCTCCGATCTCGACCGCGCCTACGGCCGCTTCAACCTGAGGAAGCTCGCGCTGGCGGTGCGCAGCCTCGACACCAGCCTCTACGGCGGCGCCAAGCTCGCCCTCACCGCGCTGCCGCGCGACCCCGCCGTCGGCTACACCCTGTTTCGCACCGCCGACCCCTTCGACACCCGCGCCCAGGCCGCCGACCGCGTCCAGGCCTATCTCTACAAGGGGCCGATGTGGCCGGGCGTGCTCTACGACGACCACATCGCCGGGATGCGCGCCATCCGCATCATCCAGCGCGTCGACACCACGCTGCCGCCGATCGGCAAGACCCTGGTGCTGATCCATCACGAGGGCGCGGCCGATGCCGTCGAGCAATACGTGCGGGTGACCGATGTCGAGACCGTCGAGACCACCCTCACCGACGCCAACGGCGACTACACCCGCTGGGTCGTCACCCTGACCCTCAAGGACGCGCTGCGCCACGACTTCGCCGGCCACACCCCGCGCCGCGACGACCTCTACGACTACGACCAGGGCGCGCGGCTGCGCGACACCACGGTGGCCGACGCCGCGCGCTACAGCGGCGCCCAGCCGCTGGCCGAGCCCGCCCAATCGGGGGATCTGCGGGTGCGCGCGGCGAGCCTCTACAGCCAGCTCGTCCCGGCCAGCCAGACCGAGACGCCGCTGGTCAACCAGGTCATGGCTGACCAGCTCGTCACCGAGATCGATGCCGGGGGCGGACACCGGGTCGAGGTCTCCCAGGCCCCGCACACCCGAGCGCTCGCCGTCACCCCCGAGAACCGCCGCCTGAACTGGGTCGAGACCCTCTCCCCGGTACCACAACGGGGGGCGCTCAACATCGCCTATATGGCCCAGGGGCACTGGTACGAGTTGACCGATGACGGCACGGGCATCATTCGCGGATCGGACAGCACGTTCGGCTCCGGGACCATCGATGCCACCACCGGGGTGAGTGCGGTCACGCTCGGCGCACTGCCAGACGCGGGCTCGCAGATCCTGTACACCTGGGCGAGCCCTGTTCACTACAGGATTCGCGCCGGGGCGACGCAGGATACCGACGCGCGCGGCGCGCGGCTCGATTTCGCGCTGGAGCAGGTCCCCTATATCCCGGGTTCACTGGTCGTGACCTTCACGCGCGGCGGGAGCCCGCTCACCGCCACCGAGGACGGCCACGGGACGATCAGCGGCGCCGGGGTCAGCGGCGTGCTCAACCTGACCAGCGGGGCGGGCTCGCTGTGGTTCACCCAGCTCCCGGATCGGGAGACCAGCATCCGCTTCGACCATGCCTACGCCGACCCCGACGACCCGGAGCAGCCCGCGGAACGACGCGTCGAGGCCGCGCTGGGGGCAAACTACACGCTCGACTTTGGCGGCTCCGTCGCCCCCGAGGGCGTGAGTATCGCAGCCTATTACAGCTACCCTGTTAGCGCCGCAGTGACGATCAATGACGACGGGGAGGGGGGGCTCGTCGTCGCCACCGGGCAAGCGGTGGGCGATCCCGCAGAGCCCGTAACTGGCCTGCCGGTGGGGACGATCGACTACGCGGCGGGTCTGGCGACGCTCAACATCCCGATCGAGGTCAATTACCAGCACTGGGCGCCAGCGGTGCTCAATCCTGACGGGAGCATCGCTAGGGCAGGCTACTGGTATACGTGGAGGCAGTCTGCCCTCCCTTCCCCGACGAACGAGGTCCTGGGTGTAGCCGCCACCGGCGCACCCTCGTCCGACCTCGTCGCTGACCCCATCGTGCTCGACCTCCTCGACGGGGGGCTGGATCTCGACCTGACGCATCTCCACACCAGCCGGATCGTACCCGGCTCGGTTCGCCTGTCGCTGGGCGGCATGCGCTACGAGGATCGCGGCACGGGGGTGCTCTACGACGGCGACGGTCTTCGGCTCGGCACGCTCGACTACGACACCGGCATCGCCTCGCTGACCTGGTGGTCGGATGGGGCCAACGCACCGCCCACGGTGACCGCCTGTCTGACACGCTATGGCTTCTGGGTCGCGACCGAGGCCAGCTTCCGCACCCGGATCGCCCCGCTCAAGCCCGAGGCCCTGAGCATCACGGTCACGGCCGAGGACGGGGCGCGGCTCACGGCGAGCGCCGATGCCGATGGCAACCTCGTGGGCGATGCCGTCTCGGGGTCAGTCAACTACGAGTTCGGTACGGCGGCGATGGCGTTCGGGGCGATGGCGGATGACCCGGAGCATCCCGGGTCGCAGGTCTGGGTGCCTCGACGGGTCGACCCCACCACCCTGCGCTACAACGCCGTCGCCTACAGCTACCTGCCGCTGGACGCCGACATCCTCGGCATCGACGGTACCCGGCTGCCCGCCGATGGCCGGGTGCCGATCTACCGCCCCGGCGATCTGGTGATGATCCTCCACGCCGCTGAGACCGCCCTCAGCCCCAGCGCCGGGGTGGCCACCGCGATCGGTCGCACCCGGCTCGCCTGGGTGCGGGTGACCGACGCCACGGGCGCGGTGATCGAAGGCGATCGCTACCAGCTCGACCGCGCCTCCGGGCAGATCATGTTCCCCGACCTCGACGGCCTCACCCTGCCGCTCACCGTGCGCCACACCGTCGGCGACCTGCGCCAGGTCACCGATGCCCAGATCAGCGGCTGGCTCGCGCTCTCGCGCCCGCTCACCCACGACTACCCGGCCGGGGAGACCATCGTCGCCGGCTGCCTGATCATCGGCGATCGCCGCGCCCGGGTCTCGGCGACCTGGGATCAGGCGAGCTGGAGCGGGGCGTGGGCCGACGCCCCCAGCGGCAGCGCCGCTACCGCCACCCTCAACCTGATCGACCACCCCATCCAGGTCACCAACGAGGGCTGCGACACCGACCGCTGGGTGCTGCGCTGCGCCAACGCGGCCAGCGACCAATGGGAGCTGATCAGCGAGAACCGCGGGCTCGTCTGGCAGGGCGTCTACGCCCCCGGCGGCGAAGACATCGCGCCGATCAACCCGCGCACCCGGATCGACCTCGGCGGCGGCGCCTACAGCACCGGCGCCCCCTACATGACCATCCCCGCCGCGGCCAACGGCGGCGGCTGGAGCACCGGCAACGTGGTGCGCATCGATACCGTCGGTGCCATCGCCGAGTTCTGGGTCGCGCGCTCGATCCAGCAATCCGACGAGCCCGCCGACCCCGCCGCCGCCGATGGCTGCGAGATCCATGCGCTCGGCAACATCGACCGACCCTGAGGACATCATGGAGCTATCGCCCAGCCATCTCGCAACCCGCGAGGCCGCCTGCCGGCTCCCGGCCCTGCACGCCTCGCTCGCGCTGCTCGTCGAGTCTTCGCAACGCGCCACCCTCGGGCTCTATGGCGACCCGCCGCCGGCCAGCCCGGGAGACCCGCCCGCCGAGCCGCCGGTGGTCGTCCTGACCTTGACCGCCGCCGCCGGCCAAGTCGACGAAGGTGCCCATTGGATCGTCCTTGATGTCCCGCTCGAGGGGCAGATCGACGGCGCAGACCTCGCCGTCGGAACCTCCGTCACCTGGGCGCGGATCACCGATGGGGCAGGGCAATGGTGGGCCGATGCCACGGTTTCGGACGAGGCCGGTGCCGGCGAGATCCGGTTGATCGACACGCTGCTCTACAACGGCGCCTTCTGCCGACTGACCAGCGCGATCCTGGAGGGCTGAGCATGGCGATCGATCCGATGTGGCGCGACGTGGTCTTGCTGCTGCCGTGTTGGGGTGGCGATGGCGCCCAGCAGTTGGTCGACTACTCCGGGGCGAGGTTACCGGTGTCCCTGCGCGGTGGCGCGATGGTCTCGGTCGATGGCGCGCGCTCCGAGGCCGGCGCGCTCTATCTCGATGGCAGTGGTGCCTATGTGACGATCAACGACTTGTCGAGGCGTCTGGCGGGGGTGCCTGCCTTCACCATCGAGGGCTGGTTCTTCCGTGCCTCGGACAATGCCGGTCAGGACGTGCTGTTCGGCTTCCACTCCTCGCTGGGTGCCAATCGCGCGGTGTTCGATGCGAGCAAGTACTTCGGCGACGAGGCCGCCGCGACGACGTCATATCCCTCCGCGATGCCGATCGGCGTCTGGTTCCACTTCGCCGTGGTCCGTCGTCCCTCGGCCTGGCAGGTCTATCTCGATGGCACGCGGATCCTCGACCTGGCGGCCGCACCCAACACCCTTGAGGTGACCGATCGCTTCTCCGTCGGCCAGGAGTGGGACGGGGCCTCGCCGAGTGACTTCTGGCACGGCTATGTCGAGGACCTGCGCGTCACCCTGGGCGTGCGTTACGAGGCGGGCTTCGAGCCGCCGGGGCGGCTGTTGACGCTGACCGACGGCGGATATCGCGCCGAGGCCTATAGCGAGGCGAGCGAGCCGATCAACGGCAGCGCGCGTCGTGGCGACGGCACCCCGGCCGACTCGGTGCTGGTTCGCGACTGGATCAGCCATGAGCCGGTCGCCATCGCCACCCCGGATGCCGCCGGCGATTGGTCGGTGCGTCTGGTGCCGGGGCAGTACGACATCACCTATCTCGCCACCGGGTGCGCCCCGGTCTGTCACGGTCCCTATACCGTTCCCGCATCGGGTTGACGGGGGCGGTCGTGGTCTATGCGCCGCCCGCCCCCGGCCAACTGGTCACCCTGTTCGCGGGGTATGAGCCACCGGCGCTCGATGACCGGGTGTGGCTGTGCGCCGATGGGGACGTGGTGCGCGCCACGCTACGGGCCGTGGTGCCGGCGTCGGCACGTCCGAGGTTGGAGATGGTCGCGCGCGGCGCCCGGGATCGCTCCTGGCTGCGCGTGTTACTGCCGGCGTCGGCGCTGAGTCTGCGGCTGCGAGCGCGCGAGCGCTCGATCCCGATCCGGGTCACCGCCACGCTATCGTCCTCTGCGCCGAGTCTCGGGCTTGCCGTCCGGGTCGCTACGGTCCAGCGGGCGCGTCTCGCCAGTGTACTGCCGTCGCCGGCGGGTTCGTTCGGGCTCGGCGGTCGCGCCACATTGGCGCGGGATCAGGCCCTCCCCGCCGCCACCGGACCCAGCGCCGAGGCCCCGGCGCGTGACCAGCGCGCCACCGCCCGCGGTTGGCGGCTCATCGGCACCGAGATGCGCGCGACCCGCCACGCGGCAGCGCTCGGCCACCGGCAGGCGCGGGCGCGTCCGGGGCCGGCGCTCGGGCTGCGCCACAGCGAGACCCGACGGCTGCGCCGGGTCGCCCAGGTCCCGCATGCCGAGGCGCGCCCGATCCGCGCCGCGCGCACCGCGCCCCATGCCGAGACCCGGCGGCTGCGGCGGGCGACCCGGGCACCGCACACCGAGGCCGCCCCGGTCCAGGCCGCGGCTAGGGCAGGGCACCGCGATCGAGAGCGCACCCGCGACCGGCTGCGGCTTGATCAGCAGGACGCGCGCCCGATCAGCGTCCACCTCGATGTCGGGCACCACGCTGCGTGGCGCGTCGAGACCCCGCTCGGCACCCCACACACCGAAGCGATGTGGCCGCTTCCCGGGCGCTGGACGCCGTGCTACATGCCGGCGGTGCTGCTACGCACCCGGGTGTCCTGTAGCGCGACCCCGTCGCTCGGCACTGATGTCGAGCTACCCGGCTGCTGCGACGGGCGACCACGCCCGCCCTGGGTGCCCGAGCCGCCGACCGCGACCCGCATCGTCCCCATCCGGAGGCTCTATCTCGTGAGAAACACCGCCACCCTGACCCTGCTCGACGGCACCGAGATCCCCGCCGAGTCGCTGCGCCTCGCGCTCGAGGCCGACGCCTGGGCGTGGAGCTGGTCGGCGCGGGTGCCTGGCGCGGCGCTCGCGCGGCTCCGGGCCGAGCCCGAGGCCGTCGAGCTGATCGCCACCGTCAACGCCCACCCGATCCGGCTGCGTCTCGACAGTATCGCCCGCTCGCGAGCCTTCGGCAGCAATTGGCTCGACCTCGGCGGCCGTGGTCGCGCCGCCGTGCTCGGTGCGCCAAACGCCGCGCCGCGCGCGCGCACCAACGCCGAGTCGCGCAGCGCCCGCCAACTGCTCGACGCGGCACTCACCGACAACGGCGTGCCGATCGGCTGGACGCTCGACTGGCAACTGGAGGACTGGACCGTCCCGGCCGGCGCCTGGAGCCACACCGGCACCTTCATCGAGGCCGCCGCGCGCATCGCCGAGGCCGGCGGCGGCTATGTCCAGGGCCACGACACCGAGCCGGTGCTGCGCCTGCTGCCCTGGTATCCGCGCCCGCCCTGGGCCTGGGCCGAGACCACCCCCGACATCGCGCTGCCCGAGGACGCCTGTCACACCGAGCGCATCGAGTGGATCGCGCGCCCGGACTACGACGCGGTGTGGATCACCGGCGGCGAGGGCGGTCGGCGCGATCGCGTGCGCCGCGCCGGGCGCGCCGGCGACACCCAGGCCCCGACCTGCGTCGATGCGCTCGCCACCGATGTCGTCATGACCCGCCAGCGCGGCCTGCGCCTGCTCGCCGACACCGGCCGCCAGGCCCACATCACCCTGCGCGCCCCGGTCCACCCCGAGACCGGCATCATCCACCCCGGCCAGCTCATCCGCTACACCGAGGGCGGCACCACCCGCCTCGGGCTCTCGCGCGCGGTCGAACTCGACTGCCGCCTGCCCGAGGTGTGGCAATCCATCCGCATCGAGAGCCACCCGACATGAACACCTGGAACGCCTACCGCCGTCTCCTCCAGCTCCTCCCTGAGCCGCCCACCGACGTCGGCACCATCACCGCCACCAGCAGCGACGGCTGCACCGTCACCCTGCTCAGCGGCGAGCAGGCCCAGGTACGGGGAAGGGGGAGCATCGGCGATCCGGTCTACATCCGAGACGGGGTGATCCAGGGACCGGCGCCGGTGTTGCAGACGGTGGAGATTGAGGTGTAGGGCGGGGCGGCGTGTTGCTCTGGCGGTGCCGACCGACCGGCTCGGGGTTGGTCTACCAGCGAGGCTGGGCCTTTTCTTGATTGCAGTTTTTGATTGCGTTTCGGTGTTGCTAGATCTAGATTGCTTGCATGAACAGCAAGCACCGCAAGACGCTTCAAGCGATCTTCACGAAGCCGACTACGCGCTCGCTGGAGTGGGCTCGCGTCGAGGCGCTATTGATCGCGGTCGGGTGTCGCGTGGTCGAGGGGCGTGGCTCGCGCGTGCGCTTCGTCTGCGGTGATGCCATCGCCACCTTCCATCGCCCGCACCCGGAGAAGGACGCCAAGCCCTATCAGGTCGAGGAGGCGCGCGCCTTTCTCGAACAGCTCGGAGTGACGCCATGA